GCCCCCAGTGCTGGAAACGGCAAACTTTGCCCCGCTGGAAAACGCCGTTGCCAACGTGACGACGCCGGCCGCGCAGTTGACCGATGCGGCAAACGCCATGCAACTGAGTCCCGTGACGCAGTTGCAGCCTATCACGCAGACGCCCAATGCGCTAGCGGGCATTGAGGGTTTGGCGGGCGTGCCAGTTGACCCAGCGTTTGCTGCCGGCATGGGCGTGGACGCCGGCATGGCGGCACTGGCGCCAGCAACTGGCACAGTGGTCGGCGCTGCCGGCGGTGGCGCAGGCGCAGGGGCGGTTGGTGCAACTGGTGGCTCTACTGCGCCGTCCGCCAACTTTGGAACAGCCGCAACCGAGGTGCGCGGGTTTGACCCGACCGTGGGTCAGGGTTACGCCCCGGTTGGCGCCGCCTCTACCGGCTTTACCGGCATCCCCTTCCTTGACAAAGCCATCGACTTCGTCACCACCCCTGCCGGCGCGGCCATCGTCAGCGGCGTAGGCAGCGTGGTTGGTGGCATAGCTGCGGGCAGTGCGGCCAAGGACGCGGCACAGACGCAGGCGGCATCGGCAGACAAAGCCCTCGAGCTGCAGCGAGACATCTACAACAAGTTCATGGAGATGAACAAGCCTTATTACGAGGCTGGTGTCAATGCTCTGGGACAGATCACGCGCGGCGAGGTAACAGCTGAGCCTGGCTACGGCTTCCGCTTGGGTGAGGGCATGAAAGCGCTGGAGCGTCTGCAGGCTTCGCGGGGCAACCTGCTGAGTGGCGGGGCGATGAAAGCAGGCCAGCGGTTTGCGCAGGATCTGGCCTCCGAGGAATACGGCAAGTCGTTCAATCGACTGGCCAATATTGCCGGCATCGGGCAAACCGCCGCAGGCGCCGCCGGCACTGCAGGCCAGAACTTTGCCGGCCAGGCTGGCGAACTCGGCATGCAGGGCGCGAACGCGCTGGTTTCGGGGCGCATCGGGCGTACCTCGGCGTACACTTCGGGTGCGCAAGGGGCAATTAATGCGCTGCAGGGGTATCAGCAGGAGCAGCAGCGCAACCAGCTTATGCGCGACATCTTTGGACGGCTTCAGGGGTAAGACATGCCGCTTGACACCAGACTCCCGCTGCTGGCCGGCCAGTTCAAGCCGATCACCTACCAAGCGCCGTCGCAAGCCAACATGCTTGCAGAGGTGGCGCAGGCCGCCAGTGCCATGCAGGGGCTGCAGCGGAATGCGATGGCGATGCAGGCGGAGCGAGCGGCCCGCGAGCAGGAGAACGCGCTTGCTGAGTACGTGCGCGGCGGCGGCGCCCCTGAAGGGCTGGCGCAGTTTGGCGCACCCGGTGCGCGGGCAATGCAGCAGATCCAATACGGCCAGCAGGTTGCGGCGCAAACGCGGGGCGTGCAACAAAAAGAAGTTGAGGCCGCCATGGGGCAGTTCATGAGCGCCCTTGGTCGCACCCAAAATGCGCAACAGGCCCGCAGCGTGTTGGCGCTGGGGTTCCAAGATCCGCTGGTGTCCAAAGCCATCGGCAGGTTCACCACGCCAGAACAAGCCATGGCCGGCGTGCCGGATGACCCGGCGCAATTCAACGATTGGCTGCGGACTCAGGTGTTGGCGCCTGCGGAACGGTTTAAAGAGCGCACTGGCGCCCAGAGGTACATTTCTGCGGGCCAAGGGCGTATGTTTGACACGCAAACCAGGTCGTACGTTGATATGCCTGCGGCAGGAGCGCCTGTACCTGCTGTGCCCGCAGGGCTGACCACGGACCAAACCGACCGCATTCTTACGCAACAGGGCTACAGGCGCCGTCCAGACGGCACGCAAGAGCCAATTCCCGGCGGTCGTGCCGATCCGGAAACGTTGCGCCGGCAAGCAGAGGCAAGGCGACCCGCAGAGGCAACGGCGCCTCAAGTCGGAGCAAGACCGCTGTCTGAGGCCGACATCAACAAGCGGCGCGATGCCGTGGCAAAAGAGTATCGAAACGCCGGCACTGCGCTGCAAAATTTGCAAGAGACACTGAACAGTGCGCAACAAGTGCGTACGGCGCCAGGCTTGGAGCGAGCCACGGGCTTTTCTGGCACATACCTGCCGTCGTTTCCTGGCGGCGCTGCAGCACAAGCTCAGACGCGGTTGGAAAACTTGCGCGGCAAAATTACTGCCATGGGCAAAGCTACGGCGGCAATGTCTGGAGCCATTGGCTCAATTGCCAACCAAGAATGGAAAATCTTGGCTGATCAAATTGCCGTAATTGATCCGGTCAAGGGCGCCGGACCAATGCTGGAACAAATTGCGTCACTTGAGCAGCAAGCTCGCTCCGCAATGGAACGCATCAAAGACGCTTACGAAAAGCAGTTTGGCGAGGACTTTGAAAGATTCCCGCAATTCCGCGATCTGCCGATGCCGGCGCAGGGCGCTGGGTTGAATGCGCCAAGAACAACGGCACCAGCAAGGCCGGCAGCACCGAGTCGAGCGCCAGCACAGGGAGGGTTGACGCCAGCAGAGCAGGCTGAACTTGAGGCCTTGCGACGTCGTTTCGGGAGGCAACAATGAGCCCGCGCGAAGAACTGCAGGCCCTTCGCCGCCTAGCCGAACTGGAGGCGCGGTCTGGCTCTGCTCAGCAAACAGCATCAGCGGCGCCACCAAACCAAATTCCTGGCGCCGGCCCTTATGTTGCGCCACCGGCTGCACCTGCTGGACCAACCACGCGGCAGCGTGTGGCGCAAATGATCGGGCCTACTATTGAAGGCCTTGGCACTGCCGGCGGCGCGGCTTTGGGAACACCGGGAGGCCCTCTTGCCATGCTTGGCGGCGCTGGTGCGGGCTACAGCGCCGCTCGCGGCATCAACCGCTTGATTGCCGGCGACGACGAGCCGCTGACCATGCCGCAAGCGCTAGAACGCACGGCGCGGGAAACGTTGTCTGGCGCGACGATAGAGGCCGCAGGGCGGGGTTTGATAGCGCCGGCTTTTGCCAAAGTGGCCGAATACGGCAGCAGGCTCGGCAACATCAAGCTTGACACCTACCTCAAAGCCCTAGAAAACAAGGGCGATGACATCCTTGCCGCCTTGCGCGGCCCTCGCGCCGCCACGCCTGGCGCGATACCCGCTGCCGGCGAGGTTGCCGCCACGGCCGGCACTCCGGGCTTTGCAACGTTGCAAGCTCGCGCCGCAGAGGTGCCGGGGCTTGCCGGCGAATACGCTTTCATGCAGGCTCAAACAAGCACCGCGCAAAGAGCCCAACAGGCGCGCGGGCAAGAGAAGGCCGGCCAGCTACTGGGACGCATTGAGCAGCGCATGGCCACGGCGTTGCGGCCAGCAAACGTGGAAGACGTTGGCTCTGCGCTCGCTCAGTCTGCGGAGGCCAAACGCAAGGCGCTGAAGTCTGGCGTCATTGAGCCGGCTTATCAAGCAGCGTTTCGCGAAGCCGGCGACACAAAAATTGATCTTGCCAGCGTGGTGCGTCAAGCTGAGGACATCCTTGGCAAAAAGTTGTCGGAGTTTGATCCCTCAACGGCGCCGGAAACCGTTCGCAAGCTCGCGCAATTGGCTCGCAAACCTGAGCCATTGCCTGTTGGCCGTGGCTTGGTGTCTCAAAGACTAACCGCGCAACGAGCGCCAGAAACACCAACGGCAACGCTGCAACAACTGGACGACATCCGCAAGGCCGTCAATGCGGACATTGCCGCCGGAAAGTTGTCCTCAGATCCTGCGGCGGCGACTAGGCTCCGCAACCTAGGCCAAATTCACAGCGCTATTGACGAAGCGGTTTCTACATCGACGACGTTGAGCGATGTTGCCAAGCAAAAATATGCTGAAGCGTTGAATCTGTACCGAGAACAGTACGTCCCGCAATTTAAGACGGGAGTCAACGCGCAACTGTTTAAGACCACTGGGCTGAACGAACCAAAAATCAAACCAGAAGATGTTGTCGTAAAGTATTTCCAGCCGCGCGGGGTGTCTGAGGCTCAGAACTTTGTCACCATGTTTGGCAAAGACCCGGACGCCATGCGCGTGATGCGTTCGGGCATTGAAGATCTGTACACGCGCGAGGTCGGCAAGTTCACGCCGGAAGCTCACGCCGCGTTCCTCAAAAAGTACGCCGACCCGATCCGTGTGCTTGACGATGCCGGCATGAACACGCTGCAACGCATCAACATTGTTGGCGTCAATGCTGCGCGGCACGCCCGGGTGCAAGAAATTGCCGAGCAGGCCAACATTAAGCTTCCAGATCCGTTGCCGGCAGGCGCTACGGCGGATGCCGTTCAATCACGCATTGATCAATTGACCAAGGGGCTGACGCCGCAGCAACTGAGCCACATCAACGCGGTTCAACAAGACATGTTGCGGCGCGGAGAATACGAGCGGCTGGTGAAGGCAGGCGCGGCAACAGGTATTGACATCAAGGGTCTTGGCACTGAGACTGGCCGAGAGATTGGCCTGCCTCTGCCCAACTTCCTTAATGTTGCGCTGACCGTGTTCAACAACACCGCAAAACGCCTTGCGCTGCGTCTGGACAACAAGCTGGCGCTGGAAATTGCCCGCGAAATGACCGACCCAGCTTTGGCCGCGCGCTCAGTTGAAAAGGCGCTTCAACTGCAGCGACAGCGGGCGACCGGCGGCGGCGCATTGGCAACACAACTTCAGCCAGAGCGTCTTGGGCGAGCTCTGACCACCACTGCCGGCGTTGAAATCGCCCCTAGGGCAGAGCCAGTGCGGCCCAATTCTCTCGCCCCCCAGCCCGCCAACGCCCTCGCCCCATGACCCCCCGCCCAGCCCGCCACATCATCGCTTGGTTCCTGCGCCGCTTCGGCTTCGCAGGCGTGGCGCTGGCGCCGTGGGGGATTTACATCCTGCCGGAGCATCTGGCGAACCAGCGTCTGACTAGGCACGAAATCGCCCACTGGCAGCAGTACAAGCGCATGGGCCTTCTGCGATACTATGTCACGTACCTGTGGGGCCTGGTTCGCTACGGATACCGCAACCATCCAATGGAACTTGAAGCCCGCGCGGCCGAACATCAGCTATGAGCCTGACGATGCAACAGAAAGCCGACATCGCCGCCGAAGCCGCTAAGGCGTCGCCACCAGTTGCCGTTGCCGGCGCCACCGTGGCGGGGATGCCGATCAATGACCTGGTGTTGTGGGCGACGCTGATCTACTTGGTGCTGCAGATTGGCTTTCTGCTGTATCGCTGGGGCAAGATGCACTTCCAGCGCGCGCCGGATACTGAATGAAAGCCCGCATCGTCATCGGTGCCCTGACGCTCTCAGCGTCTGCTCTGGTCGGCATTGCCGTCCATGAGGGCTACCGTGGCGAGGCGTACCGCCCCGTCCCCGGCGACGTTCCGACCATCGGATTTGGCACCACTGATGGCGTGAAACCCGGCGACCGCATCGAGCCCGTGCAGGCTCTGGTGCGCAAGCTGCAGGACGTGCAACGCTTCGAGGGCGCCCTGCGCCAGTGCGTGCGCGTGCCGCTGCATCAGCACGAGTACGACGCCTTCCTGAGCCTGGCGTACAACATCGGCCCGGGCGCGTTCTGCGGCTCGACGCTGGTGCGCCGTCTGAACGCGGGCGACTACGCCGGGGCCTGCGCCGAGATCCTGCGCTGGGATCGTTTCCGTGGTGAGCCACTGCGCGGTCTGACGCTGCGCCGGCAGGCTGAGAACCGGCAGTGTCTGGGCCAATGATCGACCGCATGATCTTATGGATCCTTGGCGCCGTGTGCGTCGGCCTAGCGGTAATGTCCGGCATGCTTGCGTGGGAAGTCAACGTCGCCGAGCGATCCGAACAACGGATGCGCGCCACACTGACCACAGAACGCACAGAACGGGCTCAGGAGCGCGAGAAACTGACGGCCGAAGCCCTTGCCGCCAGCGAAGCCGCGCGAGCCTTGGAAGCCCGCTGGCGAGCCCAGCACACGGAGGTGCAGACCGATGCCCAGAACCGAATCCGCGCTGCGGCCGCTGACGCTGCCCGCGCTCGCAATGCTGCTGACAGCCTGCAGCGCCGCGCCGAAGTCATCGCCGCCCAGTGCGCCAATCCCCAGCGCGACGGCGCCGGCCCTGCCCCCGGAGGCACGGCAGCCCAAGACCCCGGAGTTGTGCTCGCCAACCTGCTCCGAGGGGTTGCGCAAGCGGCTGGAGAGCTTGCTGCCGTAGCCGACGCTCGCGGCGCTGCCGGCACCGCCTGCGAGCGGGCCTACGACGCTATCTCAGCACCAGGTCGGCCACCAGCACAGTAGCGACGATTGCCGTCAGGGCGAGCCAGGCTTAGAACCCTTCGGGGAACGTATATTGACGAACGTTACCACGCGCTCGACGGTGCTGAATTTGTGCAGGTAGCCGCACTCGTAGCGGCGGCGCACGGTGTTGTACATAGCATTGCTGCGCGTTTCCAGCCTGATGGCCCAGGTGCTGCAGATGGGGCATTTCATGGGGTGCGGGCGCGGATGGCTGCGGCGTAGATACGCAACTCCTTGGCGGCCTCTTTTGGATCGCATCCGTTCTCAAGCCATGTGATAACAGGGTCGAGATTCGGCCACTCCTTGCG